TTGTTGGCAAAGATTCCAGTTATTGGAAAATTGTTTGAAGCTATAAAACCTGTATTTGGAATGATCAAGTCAGGATTTTCCTCGGTTTTTGGATTCATACAGGAAATGTTTGACGGAGGATTCTCAGGTTTATGGGACAAGATTGTTAATGGTGCTAAATCATTTGTATCAATGATTGGTAGTGCATTGTTAATTGGTATAAAATTACTTGGAGATACACTGTATACCGTTTTCATTCAACCTTGGGTTGATGTTTGGAATTTCGTTTCGGATTTGTTTGTCGGAAAGAGCAATTCAACTTTGGGTGATGGTATCATCAAAGGATTGATTGGAGTTGGATCTGCAATTCTCAAGATCTTCGTCAGTCCATTTGAGGCCATTTTTGATTTGATTATCAAAGGATTCACATCAATTGGAAGTTTGATTCAGACTGTATTTTCTGCTCCATTCAAAATCATTGGTAAACTCGTTGGTGTGGATACTGGTGGTATTGGTGAAGGAGCTGGAGAGGCAGGACCATCATCTGACGTAATTGATGCAATCGAAAGAACCAATCAAAAACTGGATACATTGATTTCATTGATGATGAACGGTGGTATCGCTGTAAATCTTGATGGTAGAAAAGTAAGTGAACAACTTGCTATTGCAAGTTCATAATTATAAAATATGGCTGATCAAATTCAAAGAAACTCAATAGCGTTTCCCCTAGAAACACGATATAACAATGCTTCTGGGGCACCTACGCCGGGCAGTGAACCAAAAGATAGTCGTAGAATGGTACCGCCTATAAATAAGGTTCCATCTGACTATCCACTTGGTCCTGCACCTGATAAGATTGAAAAATTGTATGAGGCAAATAACCAGAAGATTCTGACACGGTTTTCTGCAAAAACAGATTACACCAATGGTTTGTTGCGATTTGGTCCTCGACAGCCATTCTTGTGGTACAATCCAAATGAAGGAAATAGTGGATTGAACGCTGTCAAAAAGTATGATAGTCGATTCTTTCCATTGGGATCTGCATTACAAGACGTAATCAGAGTATCTAAGTTTAGTGTATCAGGAAGCGGTGTATCATTTTTATTCAAACAGTTGATATTGCAAAATCTACAACCGTTTAACGAAACTACATTGTATAATCCAGCAATGCCTATATTGGGTGCTGTAAGACCAACTACTCTGGGACTACTACCAAGACCAACCCGATATATCGATTTGTCAGGCGGTCTTTTAGGAGCTTTGGCAAGTGTTGTAGGATTTAGTGTAAACAACGGCAAATCATCTCCAAAGGGTACTGTAGGATCTGGAATAAATGATACTGCTGATAACTCGCCATTATCAAAACAAGCAATTGGTGGTGGCAAAGGATTGCTCAGAGGAAAAACAGCTTCTTCTGGTTATACCTCACTTGCATCTCGTTGGGGTGCTAACTCAAATAGAAATAGTTTTCTCAAGTCGATGGCTGCCTCTGTGTTTCCATCACTGATTTCATCAAAACAGCCAAAAGACACCGGATACAGAGGTGACGAAGGTGCATATGGAATGATGATCAAGGATGTCAAAGGTAAGTTTAGCAAAAACCATGCTGTTACTGGTGCTGAAATTCAATTGACTCAATTGTGGATTGCAGGAAGTTCTGACGGTGGACCAAAAAACATCAGAAAGAATAACGAAGTACCTCAGAATCGAAAAATCAAGTTTATTGATGGTAGCGAACAAAAGATTTCAGGAACCGATGTATCAGGACCATCAATCAATGGTGGATCTACCGGTTTTGCATTGAATAAAGACGTTGATAACGTTGAAAAGTATGGCATGTCAGTTGGTACTGATGTGTATCGCAAAGACATGGCCAGTAACTTCAAGTATTCAATCATGTTGATGAACTATAAAAAGTTCCTCGACAAAACTAGTACATTCAAAACCAAGATGGATGGTGCTCCTGTGGATTTGACAAATGCTGATGATCCAGTCGTAATTCGTCCACAAGAGTTATTCTTCAAAAAATACGGATTTGATTCTGTACCAAAGGTATTCAGTGTTAAAACCTTTGATTCAATTCCAACTCGTCAGGGGTCTGGAGATGAAAAGAGAGCATCATACACAGTTGATGGAACATATTCAAAGACAAGAAAAGATGCTGCTGACAACGGCGTTTTGTCAAATTTTCATAAAAACCTTGAGGCTGAAAAGTTTCTTAACATTCCTTCTGCTGCAAATGACATTGGTGATCCTATCAATGCAACTCTTCAGGTTAAAACCGATGACCCTATCAATGCAAAACGTGTAGATGGATTAAAGAAGTTGGTGGAAAAGATTAAGACTTCAGGATATTCAGTTGCATTCACTGATGCAGATACAAGAGTGTTTACAAGTCCTAATACTACATTGTTTGGCATTGCTGCATTGAAACAGACCAATATCAACAATAAAAAGGTCACTGATAACTACAAAGACAACACTCAATTGTTGGACGGACTAGAGTTCTCAAGAAAGAGCAGCAAAAAGATGTCTGGTGCACACAAGGGTGATGATCTTAACAAGTTGACAATCTTGAATAAGGACAGATCAATCGAAGACGAAACAAATGTGTCTGGATGGAGTACATACGAACCATACAACGATGATTTGATTGCGTTTTACTTCTATGATATTGTCAATGAAAAGTATATTCCATTCAGAGCATCTGTAACCGGAATCAGTGATAGTTTTCAAGCAGAGTGGGCAAATTACAAGTATATTGGTCGTGCTGATAAGTTGTACACATATGATGGTATTACTCGTCAGTTGAGTTTCAGTTTCAAAGTTATTGCCAACAGTGTTAAAGAATTGTTGCCAATGTGGAAACGTATCAACTATTTGTGCGGGTTGACGATGCCAGCAAATTATACATCTGCTCCAAGTCAGGGAGATGGTAGTACCAATGAGTTTATGATTCCACCTTTGGTTCTTTTGACGTTGGGTGATATGTACAAGGAACAACCAATATTGATTAATCGTGTAGGATTGAGTATTCCTGAGTCAGCAGCATGGGAAACTGTTCATGAAACTGCTGAACAAGATTGGTCTTATTTGAACAACATCATTACTTGGACTGGATCAAAGGGCAAGGTTGCTCAATTTCCAAGAGAAGTTGAACTATCTGTTGATTTGACACCATTGTTCAAAGAACGTCCAATCACTGGAATGGCAAACTTTGGACATGCTCCACGGGATGCAAATAACTTTGGTTTGGTTGGGGGATTCAATAATGCATTTTCTGAAGGATTAACTGTAACAGTTCGATAATTATTTGATATGAGATACGATACAACCGTCAACATAAAAAAGAGATGGGATGGAAAACGGTATTTTGGAACACGGTTGTATCCAAATATTCCAGTTGATCCTACTGATATTTATGTGGTGACAAACGAAACTGATACTTTGGACAATCTTGCATTTAAGTATTACAAGAATCCATCGTTGTGGTGGGTATTAGCTCAAGCAAACAATATTGGAAAAGGAAAGTTGTCAATACCATCTGGTATACAATTGCGTGTTCCAACAAAACTAAGTACCATATTGAATAATTATAAGTCACTCAATTCATAACTGTTATGGCAACCAGATTTGTAGCACCGTTTGAAATTCAACCAATTCCCAAATACGTTCGTGATGAACTTGAACGTCGTGAACGGGATATTGGTGTCAATTTCATTTCCAATACAATTGCCAGTTGGGATGAAAATGGCAATTGGAATACATACAAAGGTCCAATGCGTTGTTGGGTACGTGTATGTTCCAATGGAATAGGCGAAGCTAAGTATGGATCAAAAGAAGGATTTGTGATGTCAGGTGCTACCGGATTTTACAAAGACTATGGTATTGATCCATCAGACTATTCAAAGACACAAACGGTTCTTGGATATACTCCATCTGGACAACCACATCAAATTGATAATGAGTATACCATAGACAGTAAAGCCATTAGCAAACACGTTCCTCCACCGGGAATTATCAGCATTGACGCAACGATGCAAAAGTCAATGTATCGTCAAGTTACAATAAAGTGGAAGTGTTTTTCAAAGGATCATTTGAATTACATGACTCCATATTTCATGTCACCGGGCGTTTCTACGTTTATTGAATGGGGATGGAACCATTACAATCCTAAGTGTCTCTTGGATCTTAACAATGTTGGTCAACCAGCAAAAATGAAAGATTCAGTGGACGACAAAACTCCCGGTCCAAGTGGTGATCCAAACGATCCACGCAAAACGGCGGGAACAGGGTTATTAGGAATTTACACTGATCCTCTTCAACAACAATTGTTGGTCGAAGATGGTAAAGGAACGTATGAATTGACATGCGGTATTATCACTTCATTTGATTATTCTTTACAGCCAGATGGATCATACGATTGTACAACCGAAATCAAGAGCAACAGTTTTATTTACAGCGGTGTACAAACACGTAGTAATGCACTTGCATCAACATCACCTGCTGATAACAAAGGAAACAAGAAACCGGAACCAGTCAAGTCTTTTAAGGAGTATATTGATACCAGTTTCAAATCTATACCAAAGACAGTGTTGACTGGATTGAATTCTAAGGATCCATTGTTTCCTACACCAGTTAATTTGCCAGGGCCAGAAACCAGAGTTTTCATTCCACGTAACTTGGATACATCTAACGACCCACGTACCAAAGTGGATAATGTCACCAAGTATAGTTTTGATTCGGGTGCCACTGACGATTTTTGGATTACTATGGGGTTATTCATTGACCTCATAAACAAGTTTTTTGCAGCAGAATCACCAAAAGTGGGTGCTACATTTAATCAAATTGACATATCATCTTCATGGATAGGTGGACACAAAAACTTGATTAGCACTGATGGTAAGATATTATTGATACCAAATTCACAAGCACCAAACATTTCTCCATCCGTTGAGGATCGTGGAAAGTCCACCAATTATACTACACCAGATACACAAAAAGATGGTAAAGATGCAGCAGCAATTAGTGAAGCTGACAAGACACTACAATCTTTATTTAATAGTACGACCAGACAAGATCTCAATGAGATAATCAACTATTTCAGAATCAAGTATTCGGGAAAGGATCCTGCTGAAGTTGAATTTCCTGCAAAACAGTATGATTACAACCTTGGTAAATTGGAGAACTTGTATGTTCACAAGGATGTGATTCTTAAGGCGGTTGAAAAGTCTGAAACTGTAACTGACATTTTGAACTTTGTATTGAACAAGGTATCAGAAGCAGTTAACGGAATGTGGAAATTTAGTTTGATTCAATATGGACCATCAAATTCGTTGTTGTCTATTATTGACACGGAGTGTTTTAGTTTGAAGCGTCTTCAAGAGTTAAACTCTGACAAACGTCCATACATCTATTTCTTTAAAAACAGAGCAAGTAGAAACAATATACAGTCGTTGAATTTCAGTGTTAAGTTGAGTGATAAAGTTGCTACGACTGTATTGTACAATTCTCCGAAGGACAACAAAACGTCTGTACCAATGAAGAATCCGTTTGGGTTTGTGACCAGAGATAGATTCTTTCAACTTACAAATGATGATTCCTATTTGACTCCTAAAGACAAAGAAGCTGTTTTAAAGGCAAACCAAAACACGGAGTTGGAACGTCAGAGAGAAGACAAAAAACGTCAAGAGTCTATACAAAAAGAACGTGATGTTAAGGCTGGAGCGTTTATTGTTGGTATCGTGACAAGAGAAGGTGGTGCTGAAAAAACCTATATTCGTAAATTGGTTTTGACACAAAAGGATTTGTTTACATTGTTGGTAAACGACAAAGATCCTTATAACTCTTCGATTAACTCATTTCCACAACCGGGAATTAAAGCAGAAATCACATTGACTGGAATTGCAGGACTCAAGACGTTTCAAGTGTTTGGTATTGACAATTTACCAGAACCATACGATAAGGACATACTATTTCAGGTGGAAGATGTCAAACACAGTTTGCAGAGCAATGGTACGTGGACAACCACCGTTACTGCTGGAATACGTCCAACTAAAGGATTGAATATCTCAACATGATTAATCTTGACAAGTATATCAGTTTGGCAGGAGAGGTTATACCTCCTATATTTCCACGTGCGTATTTGTTTTCTAGCAAAGACGTAGATTATTCGATTCCATATACCCGTCGATTTTTTGTAAAAAAGATCAACGACAACGATGTCTTTGAGGTAGAGGGTGACAATTTCAAAAATCTACCCGGAAACATTTACCAGAAAGTGAGTGTCAGTTGGCAAGTTTCGGGATTTGAAAGAAATCAAACCAAAAACGGAAGAGTGGTTCAGGAAGGTGCTTTTGAGTACAACCAGAAACAAGTTAAGTTGGCAGAGAAGAACATGCCAGGGTTGACCCAGAAGATCGGTGGTAATTATTTATTGGGGTTCAGGCAATCATAATTTGACTTATAGGACGCTGTAGTCTATAGTTACATCCAAATGACCTTGGATGAAATCAAAAACGTTATTGGCCTAAAAGACATCATTCTGGATGTAGTGCCGTTGTCTGATTGTCATCATCCTGCGTCAGTTGAACCGTGTTTGGTGATGATCAAAGCGGTTGGTGTGGATCGTGTATGTGTGATTCATATCGACACGTATGATTCGTCTGTTTTTTATACAAAATCGATTGTAAGCAAGTTTTTAAACAAACTCAAGAACCGCATCTTTTGTTTTTCTAAACGCAAGGTTCTTCATCAGTTGAACGTCAGTAAACTGTATGATCTGTGTTTGGTGATGTTCATGGAAACCGGTGAAATCATCGAACAAGACGAATATGATACTTCGTCTCATTTGTTTTTCAAAAACAAGTATTCCGTTCATATTGAGAGCAACAAAATAGTTCCAAGCAACAATCACATATCCAGATTTGTTGATATGTGTGAGGATATGGAACTGCATATCAAGAAAAAGTATGAAGAATCGTATTTTGAATTGAATGGACCTATCATTGAAACTCTTCAACAGATTGAAGTTAATGGGTTACAGGTTAATATGGAAGAGTTTAAAAAACACTTTCCAGACAAGAAACATTTGGTGGTAAACAACAAGGTTTATACTGAATACAACATTTTTACTTCAACTGGAAGACCCAGCAATCGTTTTGGTGGAATCAACTATTCTGCATTGAACAAGGAAAACGAATGTCGTAAGAGTTTTGTGTCTAGGTTTGGCAGTGATGGGTTGTTGGTGATGTTGGATTATAGTGCGTATCATCCGCACATTATTGGTAAGTTGATCAAATATAACTTTCCGGAGGGAGTCAATATTTACGAGTATTTGGCACGATATTACTTCAAAACTGAAGATCCATCTGAAGATCAGGTAAAACGGTCAAAGACCCTGACATTCCAGCAGTTATACGGTACAATTTCTCCAGAATACGCAAAAATTCCGTATTTTATGAAGATCTTGGAGTATATCAATCATCGGTGGGAATTTTTCAATGATTTCAACTATATTGAGACACCGATTTTCAAACGTCCTATTACATCCAATCATTTGAAAGATGCGTCTCCGAACAAGTTGTTCAATTATATTCTTCAAGCGTCTGAGACTGAGTATTCGATCAAGAGTTTGATGGATGTTACTCGTTATTTGTCAGACAAACAGACAAAGCCGATATTGTACACATATGATTCGGTGTTGTATGATGTGTACAAACCAGAGGGAAAAGAGATAATCAAGACTCTTACAGAACTGATGGAAAATCAGGGATTTCCGACAAAATGTTATTTTGGAACCAATTATCATGAGATGAAATCGGTAAGTTCTTAAAAAGACTGTTTTTGGAATATAGACACAATATTTATTAGTTATTGTGTCGATATGAATAAAGCCAAGATCATAAATGATATCCTTCTTGAATATTCTCTCTTAGTAGAGGATGGTGGAATCTCCAAAGTTGATGCTGACAAGTTATTAACCGCTATTGAAAACTGTGGATATAGTGAGTATTTTTCACCAACAACAGTTCAGAAGATCGTTGAAGCTGACACAAAGATTGGTTCTTCAAAATATTTGACCGATGATGAAATTAAATCGTTCAACACCATGGTTGGACCATTGAGACGTGCTGGTGATTTCAATGACAATGATTTGAAGCAAGTCGATCTAAGTTTGGCTTATAACAAGCCAGCAGAACGTTTTCCGGGCGATGTTCATGTACCCAACGGTTTGACCTACGACGAAATGGTTGAATTGGTTTCAAATCCAGAAAAACGTAAAGAGTATGGAATTCCTGAAAACCTTGAATTAAATTTCACAAATTCAAACACAAAGTTAAGACTTAAGTTTGGACCCAAGTTGGTCTCAATGATCAACGTGCCACAGGGATTGAAAATTGGCACTCCCGGTTGGAGATCTGTTTTGTTGTATTTGCAATTGTACCGTTCACTCGGTGAGTTGTTAAAATCAAAGACTGTTAAGGCAAGCGGTATTGAACAAGAAAAGATCAAGGCTGATCAACTTAATGAGTGGTTCAAAGAAAACAATCCAGAGAAAGTTGTATTTGATCTTCACGTTTGGGACAAGGGAGAACACGTTAACACTGGCGTAAAGGTCGATTCCGCCGTACACCTACAATTGGGTACGGGAGAAAAAGCAGACATTGCTATGTTGGAACGTGGACGTGAAGTATTTTGGATTTCCTTCAAGGGCGGTGATTTCAAGGAGGGAATGAGTGCCAGTGAATTGGCCAATGTTGATTTTCCACAATATGGTGGATTTGTTGGATTAGATGACATCTATAAGAACGACAAAGTGTGGTTGAGTGTCAAATCAAAGATGGTGTCTGGCATTGTTAAGAACTATCCAAACCGTATTGAAGTCAATCCTAAGACTACTACATTTGATGAAAAGGGTAACCTTGTTAATTTCAACGGTATTCCTGCCATTGAAGCATTAAAAAATCAGGGTGAAATGTACAATCTATTGATTGGTGCATTTAAGAAGGGATTTTATCGGTTTGTTACAGATCCTAACACTAAACGTAAGTATCTGTACATGATGAACAACTTTGATGCTTACTTGGATTTCTTAGATGGATCACCAAAGACCAAAGAAATTGCCGGAAAATCCATTTATGGTACTGATTTCACTTTGGATAAGAGCAAGCCATTTAGTCGTCAAAATTGTAGTATTTTGATGCAATCAAGAACTCCTTTGATTATGTCGAGAATTCCTAGCAAGTCAAAGAAGAATATACAATTGTTGATTAGAACAGATGAAAACGGACACGTGTTGTTCAATCCAAATCTTCCTTTGCCAAAGAACGCACAAGATCCATTTCAAAAGTACAAGCCGGTGATGTACTTTAGATCCGGAACAAACGAACAGTTTACTACTGATTACAATGGTGATGGATATATGTTCATGAGAGCCAGAATCGTAGTTATTCCAGCAGCCAAGATTGCTCCAAAGGCAATTAACCTTGCAAGTTAAAAATGAAAAAGACTTACAAAAACATTTCAGACTTTTTGCTTTCTGAACTCTGTTTAGATAACAGAGTTGAGGATGGTATATTTGATATATTCAACAACGATCACATGGATGTTCTACGAGAAAAACTTGTAGAAATGGGAATTCCAAAAAGTGAAGTGGTTGAATTAGCAAATAAGGTTATTGAGGGTAAATACCCAGAACGACAAGCATACAATGCTAAGGGTATTTTGGTTACGTTCCCAAATGCGGAATATAAACAACGTGCAATACGTCGTGGAACTCATTTTGAAGAAGATCCAACCAAGGGTCAGACCAATTTGGATTTTGCTACGCCTGCACAACCAGTACAAGAACCAACATCACCAAATGAAAAACCTATTCAAATTGAGCCAGGTGCTCAACAAGATAATCAACCTCAACCTATTCAACAAGACCAAGGACCAGCCAGTGTTGGAACAACCCAAGGTCAGTCAGGAGTTGACACCACCGATCTTGAAACCAGAAGTGGAGATCAAAAAGAAAAAGACGCCAAAGAAGTCGAAAAAATCCTAACCACTGAGTTTTCTTTGGAAGAAGCAAAACAAAACAATTGGATTAGAAACAAAAGCCGTTGGTATAACTCTGATGGCGTTTTGGTAGGTTACGAGTGGTACAATGTGGATAGCCACAAAACAACAATATTGTCTGCAAGATGAAAGACACTCAACTTCTTTGTACGTTTACATTGCCATCAGAGTATCAAATTTTGGTGGCACACGTAAAGTCATTCTACACATTATCAAACAACAAAATTTTTGTGTTTAATAATGAAAAAAACAACAATGAGTTGTATCTCACTTATAATATCGTTTACACCGAGGCAGCCTCTAAAAAGCTGCCTAATACCATTAGTATACATCGTAAGAAACAAACCAATACTTTGTATACACTCAACGCCATGAACAAGTTAATCACTGAAGAAAACAATGGCGTTTTTGATAAAACTTTCCAGTTGAATTGGGAGTTTTATAAGAACTCTTTAATTATAACTAACGAGGTTTCTGTTAAAATTATTCCCCTGAAAATTTTCGATATTATAAGTTGATTTTTTCGGGATTTGATCTATAGTTATACCAGAATTAGTTATGATTGTTTAGTTTCGAGTGGAACTAAATGGATTAGCTAATTACTACTTAACAATTAATAAATTAATAATTATGGCAATCGACTTGTCAAAGATCAAGAGCCGTTTGAACTCCCTTTCAAACACAAACCAAAAGTCCAACCTCATTTGGAAGCCCAAGCCGGGTAAGCAGACGATTCGTATCGTTCCCTATAAGTTCCAACCTGATACTCCGTTTATTGAACTCAAGTTCCATTACGGCATCAACAACAAGACTTATCTTTCTCCGGACAGCTTTAACCGTCCAGATCCAATCGTTGAGTTCAGCAATCGACTCAAGAAGACTGGCTCCAAGGAGGACTGGCAGACTGGTCGTAAGATGGAACCCAAGATGCGTACTTTTGCTCCTGTCATCGTTCGTGGTGAAGAGCATGAGGGTGTCAAGTTTTGGGGATTCGGAAAGCAGGTCTATCAGGAGATTCTATCGGTCATGGCTGACCCTGATTACGGTGATATTACCGACCTTTCTTCCGGACGTGATATCGTTGTGGAGTTTCGTACCGCCGACGAAAGTGGTAAGAACTTCCCAGAGACTTCAATCCGTGTGAAGCCAAACAGCACTCCGGCGGTTGATCCGAAGGATGCTCGTATGATCGACTCAATCAAGAATCAGGTTGATATTCTTGATTTGTTCCCCGAACCCAAGTACGAGGAACTCAAGGAGGTTATGAATGCCTGGCTCAACCCTGAGAATGGTCCTGCTGAGACCGTCTCCAATGCTGTGGTTGACGAGGAATCCACCCAACCTGTTGTTGCGGCTGCTGACTCTGCTCCGTTTGCTACTACGAAGACTTCTAGTAAGTCTCCTACGGCAACCGTTGCTAAGTCTAATACTGACGACCTCACCAAGGCGTTTGATAATCTGTTCAACAGTTAATCAATAATACTAGGAGAGGCGGTAGTAAAAATGCCGCCTCTCCTTTTTCATTTCAATAGAAGATATGGCTGAAGAAACACCAAAAAAGAAAAAAGGATCAACTCATGTTACGCATGAAGTTGCATCACAAAGAGATGAACTCGTTGAGTCTCTCGCTGATGTGTTAAACAAGGCCAACAAGGACGCAGGTAAGTGTGCGTTTTTCTTGGACCAAAAGGAAGATCCGTCTACAATTACGGATTGGATTAGTACAGGTTGCGATAT